CAGCTTTAGGGACAATGCTCTGTGTCTTAACCAGTAGGTCATGGAGGTACTTAACATCCCGACGATACCATGACTTCTTGAAATAGCTAGCCGGTTTGCTATCCAGACCATGCAATCCTTGAGCGTCAATGATATCACCACCAAGGATAACGTACTCAGGTTTAAGATCTTTCATGTACTTAAAGACCCCATCAAGTTTGATATTATCGGGGATGTGTATGTCACTTATAAACATACCTTTTTTAACTTTCATTTCTTTCTCCTTCTGCGTTCATCATTGGCTTTCTTCCTATTGCACTCTTTGCACAAGGGTTGACATTTTCCGTAGAACATCTTTTCAAGCCACGTGCTAAATTGCTTCGTATCCCTCGGTCTTGCACCCAATGCCTTAATGTGATCTGGTTGAGTCGGAACTGCATTACACTTGACGCATGGAAGGTTCTTGTCTGTACGGTTCTCACCGTATTGTAACCACCTTCTCCTAGCATCTCGACACAGCATCATAAGAGCCCTATCTGTGCCTCGTATCCGTAATCTACTCTTCCTCATTGACAATATCCAATCTGCCTTCGATAAGAAATCCGCAACCTCGGAGATGATCTTCGAAAGCTTGTATCAGATCATCTAATCCATCGGCTTCAGTTTCATGAGTTATCATAGACTTTGGTTGCCCTTCGTAATCATACATCGTAATAAATGTCGTTTTCATTATTTCGCCTCCAGCCAATTTTTACCAGATTCTATTTCTACTTTCAATGGGAGCTCACGAAACCATGGAATAGGCTCAGTCATAGCTGCCATAACTAGGTACTTAACTTTCTCTGCTTCATCCTCATCACACACAACTAATAGCTCGTCATGTATCTGACCGACAGGTGGATAGCCTAGATCAATAAGACGGGCGATTGCTTCCTTACATATCTCACCGGCGATAGCTTGGCACAAGTTCTCTGTTACCATACCGCCATATATCTTCTGTGCATCTAGCTGACCCTTCTGTGACTTATATCTATCGTACGTCCATTCTTTACGCCACTTCTTAAACATCCGCTTCCACTCATATCTTAAGTTATGGTACTTGACCTTTAGTCCCGATGGAAGTATAATGCCATTCTTTTCAAGTCCCAGAAATGGGACATGGGGGAAACTGCCAACATAGCCGTCATGAATCTTATCTAGTACTGAGTCACAGGTTCGCCAGAACATCGGTACTCCCGTATATGTGTTACGATACAGGTTCACTACTTGCTTAGCAAAGTCTGGGTCTAACGTCTCCCCTGTCTGTGAGTAAACTGTGTCGGCAAACTTCTTATGGCCCATGCCGTAACCTAGTCCGAGCACAGCCGCTTTACCCAGCATCCTCTCTTTCTTGTCTTTCTTCGTTATTGTGCGTCCGTAGATTCTTGTGGCAAATTCGCAATATACATCTTTTTGTTCGTGGATAGCGAACATAAGCTGTGGGTCTTGTGACAGAAACGCCAGTACTCTAAGCTCGATATTGGCGAAGTCGGCTACAACTAATGACTGCCCGTCTTCGACTCCTAGTGCTCCTCTGAGTTCACTGCCTCGTCTAAAGTTCTGTGGATTACCTGCACACCCATTACCACCAGAGAACCTATGAGTCTGTTGTGCTCCAGAGAAGATAACGTCGAAGCAATACTTGCTAACCTTAGCAACGTCTGCCATCTTCTTGGCTCGTGTCTCTTCAAGGGTCTGCTTGACTGCTATCCTGGCCCCGCACAGCTCGCCTAACCTACCGCCTTGCTCCTTCATCTCCAGAAACTCTTTGTCTTGTATAGAGAGGGCTGGTATGCTTTCGCCCTTAGGATTCTTCTTGAGGGGTATTGAAAACCCTTCATCCTGTAGTAACTTGGCGAACTGCTGGTTCGATGCCAACACCTTCTTGTTAACCCCTGCCTTACTTGTTAACACATGCTTGTTATGGATGAGCTTGTCGTAAAGCTCTTCACATCTCTTTCCATCTATGCACAGATTGGGCTCCAGAAATGCACGAATCGTCCAATCGATAATTTCCCATTGAGATCCTGGTATGTGCTTCATGAGCTCATGGAATATGTCGTGGCAGAGATCAACGTCTCGGATACAGTACTCGGCTAACTCTTGCTCCTCTCTGGCTGTCAGTTCTTTCTTGTTGTTTGTATTGAGCTGACCTTTGGCCGGTAACCCAAAATACTCAGCTACATCCCTAAGGGAAGCGGATGGAAGTTGATTACCGAGTACCGCTTTAGCCATAGCCTTTGTGTCTACATACTGAGCTGGGGTGTAGCCTAGCCTCTTGAGAATGAACCCATCAAACTTAATGTTGTGGGCTACTACCCTAGCTGTACTCCAATCTATAGTTTCAAAGAACGGAACTACTTCCTTACTGCTCAACCACTTTGTTCCACCAGCATCTATCTTAACTGCACAACCTTGGATATAGAATTCTGGATGATTCACGTATTCGACAATGCTAAGGTTTCGGAGGCTATACTTGTTCTTACTGCTATAGTACGTCTCGAAGTCGATTACGATTGTTTTCATTACTACCTCTTAGTGTCCTCGTCATGGGCTACCTTCAAGTGGTTGCCCTGCTTTAGCCATAGTATATAACAATAGGTTGCTACTTTAAGTAAGTCCTTCTCTCTTCCAAAATTCTTAAACCTAAACATGTACTTCATCATCGTACCGAGTATCCAGTCAAACTGTGTCTCACCCCCAAATGCAGAGCTGATAACATCTGTGGCCTCTCTGTCTGGCATTCCTGGTAGAGCGTACTTATCGCCACCATGCTTGAACTGATTACCGATAAGGTCTGCGAACTTCTGGAAATGCTTGGCCTTTACGTCGCACGTTGTATTATAAACCTTTGTAGCAAAATCGCTCATTTAATATCTCCATTTTCCTGACGTTTCTTAATCTCGTAATCCAACACGTATAGTCCGAAGAAAACTTCATACGCTAGTTCAGTAGCATACTTTGCGTCCTGATGTTTAGAGAATTGTTTTCCAGTTCCGTTAGTGTGCATCTCTCTAATTCTAATTGATATATCTTCTTGGATTTCTTCGAGCATTGGTTTAATTACTTTATGTACTGTAGTCCATCTCGGGGATTCACGCCATGCACGTATAATTGGTGTATAGGCGATCGCACAAAGATCTCCTACTTTTTCTGGTTGAATCTCTTTGCGGTATAGCCTACCGCCTCTTTCGGTTCCAACGAAGGGCATAATTCCTCCTATAACCAAAGTGTTTTGATCTGTGTCCATAGTAACTTAGGTACTCCGAATACGATGTGGGATAACTTCCACCATAGCCATTTCCCTCTTGTACCCCATCGTCTACGAATAAAGATACCGGCTTGTTTAATGTTAGAAGCTATGAAGTCGTCCTCAATGTCGGAGATGCTGTATACGTGGCCTGGCGATTTGACCCTTATGGTGGGTCGCCAAAGATACCACCTCATGTATCCTCGCTCAATACTTACACCTTCACTATGTAAATCGCCGTCGATGTCTAGGATGACGTGACAACTCTGCATACCTTCTTTCTTGTCGATCATCCACTTAGATAGGAGATCCTCTTTAGACAGAACATCTAGCTTTTTCTTTGAGTAGGGAACTTTCTCCTCTATCACAGGGCTCCATACTTCCAGACCTAGCGACTTCAGAATCTTGCTGGCTCTCCTTGCTTTCTTTATAATGTCCCTACAAGTAAGCCCTGTCATCTTCTGTGCTAAGTATATTTTCGGCTTCATACAACCTCCATACTATTTGTCCAAATCACTTCTTGTGTTTTTCTTTTTTGTCCATGTAACGTGACAAGTGGTTTAAAGGGCATCCATGTAGCAGAGCTATTTTCGCACACAATAACTTGCCCGCTACGAGATCGGCACCATGCAGATAGGTGATCGTAGTCAAGGCTATTCTCGACGTATCGTTCGCCGCCTTTTTGGTAGGGAGGGTCAATATACCATGTCGCATCTATGTTATCCATGTCCGAATAACTGACATTAGAAATTTTCCAGTGACGGATTTTCGGTAAATAGGATAAAATTCGTTTTTTGACTCTTTGAATTTCATTGGATTGAGCGGGCCATTTCGTGTAAACATAATGTGGATACGGAACGCCCCTGTTAACCATGAATCCCATAAGTGATTTAAGTACAGGTGAAAGATTAAAATCGTTTAGATTGTCTCCTTCGTTCAAGTTCGGAATAGACAGAATATCCGATTCGGATGCGTGAATCAAAAAGTCCCAAATATCTGATATAACCTTATACTTGTCGTTGAGTATAACATTTCTGTCAGGGTATAATAAGGCATACCGAGCAGATCCAGCAAATGGCTCAATAATAGTATCTCTAGTCGGTGTAGGGTATTTCTTAACTACCTTAGATTTTCCGCCATAATAACTAAACATTATACAACCTCCAAGAACTTCGCAGTTATCGGTTCAAACTTCAATTCCACTTTGCCCTTTGGCCCTCGGTTCTTAGCGATATCGGCTAGAACTGTGGCTTCCCCAGTAGGGGAATGGCTAAGGGCACTAAGCAGTACAACACAATGGGCTTCTTCCTCTAGGGCACCACACTCTTTAAGATGGGACAGGGCCGGTGTCTCTTGTTCTGCTATTCGGTTCAACTGTGAGTTTACTATAGCTGCGCAATCGTTCTGTCTGCACAGGGTGTTAAGCCCCTTAATGAATTTAGCCAGTTCTAGATATCGTTGGTCTTTGGAGTTAGCGACACGTTGAACGTGATCAAAGATAAAAACGTCTGGGCGTACTCTGGATATTTCTTCACTAACGACTCGGAGGCTTGGCTCAGGTTCTTCGACCACAAATAAAGGTTTTGACTCAAGAGTATCCGCATACTTTCCAAGCTTCTGTTTATCGTCGAGTGTGAGCTCGTGTCTCGCATTTGTAATTGCGTGTAAACTAACTCCTGTTCCAATACTTGCGAAGCGTCCAAAAGCGTCGACCCAATCCATTTCAGTAGAGAAGAGTAAGACTTTTTTTCTGTCTGCAAGTAAGTGGTTAGCGACTGTAATAGAGAAGCTTGTCTTTCCAATTCCCGTCCTTGCACCCACAACCCACACACTTCCCTTCTTAAGTCCACCGGTATACTTGTCAAGCGTAGGAAATCCTGTAGAGAGTTCTGACTGTTGTTCTGCATTTTGTTCGAGCCTCCGTAAGAATTCTTTTCCGTGTGTTGCTGGGGTGTAGACTTCGATTGGCTTCTGTTCTTCCCCCCACCCTTCTGCGCGTTCATCTCCGCTAATTGAGAAAACCTTGTTAATGATTCTTTCAATATCATCGGGTCTTTCTGGGGCTCTATAGCCATGCTGTCTGAGGAAGGCACGTATACTGTCTTTTGAAGCTCCGTCTCGCTTAAGGCGAAGTGCAAGTCCATAGTCGAGTTCGGATCGATCGACTCCCGCCTCCTTAGAAACTGCGGTAGGTACTCCAGGCTGTTGTGCTTTCGGATAAGAGTGTAGTCTCTGGCAAACTCTGTCATCGAATAGCCTTGACCAATTGATAGGCGACATAAATTTAGAGACACGTCTTTCGTTAGGTGCACCCTTGGTAGCCTGTGTGCCAATGATTTTAACCAATCTAGGATCGTCATGAATCGCATCGACTTCGACATTAAACCTCCCTTCTATCTTCTTTCTTATATCTGCCTCAAACTCTTTTACTTGTTCCTGCGTAATGTCCCAATGCTCCTTAAGGCTCCAGTACAAATGCACACCATTACCACTACAGGCTAGAATAGCTTCTGAGTATTCTGGCAATCCAACCAACCATTTACCAGCCATGGTAGCCTCATGCAATTGCTCTGGGGTAGAGGCCGTGTCCTTCTTTCGGATCGGGTCTATATCTATACAGATGTTGGACAAGAACGCTACCTTACCATCAGGGGTTCTGGGGTTCCGTCCAATGTACAGATCACCCTTACCGTTATTCTCACGTATCCAAGCTACTACTTCATCCACACCTTGCACAAGCTTTCGTGACAACTGCTTGTTAGTCTGCTTGTCTTGGGCGTGAAGCTGAGAGTAATATCCGTCGTGCTGTAATAGTCGGTAATGGTTCTTAACGTCACGAAGTAAGAGACTCATTTTTCTACCTTTTAAAATTGGGGGCGTGGCGGGGTCAAGGCGCTACCCAACCGTTTTTATTTCTACGCCCCATAAAATTGTTGCCGTGGGCTCGCCTCACCCAGATAAATGGGCTGGTTACTGCCACAGCAAGATGGGTGTCTCATCAGATACAAACCCTAATCAAAGAATTTGTGTGGTTGTATTCGTTGTATTTCAACCGACCCCACCAAATCTATTTTCCTTTCACTCTCCTATAGATTTCTCTAAGCATTCGAAACTCTCTTCGTCCTTCAGCAAGTCTTGGAAATTTGACTTCTTCGAAACGAAGATCTTTGGACGCCCGTACAATAATTCCAGAGTTAACGCAAACTCCGTAAGTTTCCTCATAGGCAATAGAATAGCCTGCCATCTGCCAGAGATACTTTGCGTTTCGCTCCCTCGCTTCAGCTTTGTCACGTGGTGCAGAGTCAGTTTTCCAGTCGACCAGAATAGGAGTTTTTCTGCCGTTAATGCTACAAACCAAATCAGGAGTACCCGCAAATTTGTAAACATGACTATATAGTGCCTCCTCCATTTTAATTGGTTTTGGATCATTTTTACTGCACCAATCGGTGAGGTAGGAAAGCATGACTAACTGATCGTTATTCAAACCTTCTCTAGCCTCATCGAATGGCACACCTTTTACAAACCTTTCTATTGCTTTGTGAACGTCGTGGCCGATCTTCTGACTAGATCTTTTCTTAGCCTCGCATTCCTTGATACCATACTTTCCGTACCAGTACCGAAGTCCCGGCTTGTCGATGATGTCAACAATCTGAGTTACAGATGGAAAGTTATGTTTATACTTTTTAGGTCTGCCCATTCTTACAGAACGCCCTCTTCTTTGTAGAGTTTCTTAACTGCTCGAAAGGCTTTCTCGAAAGTGTCAAGATCACCAGCCGCCAAAGTAGCGGCCACGTTCCCGACATTCATAAGAGTAATACGTGTCTCTCGATCCAAGGCATGAACAACTTCAGCTTCAACCGGAGCGTCTTTCTTCACTTCCACCTTAGCCGGTTCAGCTTTACCTTCTTCTGAGACAATGCTGTTAACGTAGCGTTTACCAGTTTTGCTAATACTGATCTCGAACTTATAAGTAGCCCCTTCTTTAATTGCGTTCTCATCAACACCATCATTGACCCCTAAAAACTCGTCCTTCCCGTTCAAGGGCACAATAATAGATGCCTTCCCGAATTTAGATTTCTCTTTAGAAATCACCTTCTTAACTTTGAGTGTCTGTGTTATGACTGTGCTTGTAGGCATTATTGTAAGCCCTCCTGTAGTATTTCTTTTGTACCTGTTATGTATTTTGCTAATTTCTTTCTAGCTCTCTCTAGATGTCCCATGACTGCTTGCACACTTATGCTTAACTCTTGTGCCATAGCTTCTATCGAATACCCGAATAACGAATAGTAGATAACTGCTTTCTGCTTTTCTGTTAATCTGTTAAGGTTAGAATTAAGAAGCTCTTTGGCTAGGCTTAACTCTATCTCTTTACTGCTTGAAGGTTTGCGTCTTTCTAGCATACGGTAATAATCCTCGTCCGATACTTCATACTTGTTACCCTTATCATCTCTGAGTAGATCTGGATTATCGAAGTCATCATGCCATCTGCTAACCCTACCGGCTTCTCCTTCTTTACGTCTGTTAATTCGTTTCA